CTTCCGGAGCTTCAGGACTTAACGCTGATGTTCCTGTAATATATTTGTATTCACCGGATTGAGTTAATATTAACTTATCAAGTCGCGGCAAGTATTTTGTATTGCTTGTAAAGGCAAATAGTGTATTCGGGGCAGGAGGATATGCCGTAGAGAAATCTGTTCCTGTTGACATTTCTGATCCTGCAGTCGGACTGCCTGATCCTTTGACTGATCTGAAATCTAGACAATCTCTTAACTCTAATCTTCCTTTTGAACTGTTAAAGGTAGGAATTTTAGTATAAACACCCGAGTCGTATGAATTAACATCGAAGAAGTCACCTGAATTATGAGTGAAGTGATCGAAGGTTGCAACGTAATCTCCGTTTACAATCGTCTCTCCACCTTTAAGAACAAGGCTTGCTACATCATAGTAGCTTTCTCTTTGTCCGTCATCTAAAACAAATTTATCTTTATAATCAACTCCGCCTCTTGTAAAGGATGTCAATTTAGTAACATCAGTTTTATCTAATGTATATGACGCGGCTCCATTAGCCGTAATTGTTTTTGTCGCATTAGCTACAAGAACCTTTGTTCTTCTACGTGAGTTAGTGACTAATCCATTTACTATAACTTGAACCTTATCTCCGGTTGCTATTGTAAATGATCCACTGGCAGTTGTTAATGTGAATGTTTGTGCACCGACACCACTCGCCACACTTGTGGCTTCAACGGTTGCACCACCATTAACGGCAACTTGTATGTCATCGTCATTTGCTAATTTAACTCCAGTAGGAAGTGTAAACGTCGCAGTATTACTTGAACATGAGGCATCCGTCTCTCTAAATCGTGCGTTGTATGTAAATGTATCTGTATTTCCGTCTTCGGCTAATACACTGATTGGTAGCCTGTAAACTAAACTTTCGGCACCAGATTCATATCTAGTTCCAGTAGGATTTAATGTACCGGCCAAACCTTGAGTAAATCCAGAAGGTGCGGCTTGAGTTACCTGTGTAACTGAACCAAATCCATAATTTGCATTCATCACTATATCGTAAAGATATAATCTGTAAGTTGTTCCGTCCCATTCTAGACCTTTAGCCCGAGCTGTTCCTCTTTCTGTACCACCACTATCTTTTAGTGATAAAGTCTTTTGAGACGTTACATCCGGTATTCCTCTTACGGTCGATGCTGTAAGTTTAACATAGTTACCTACAGGAAGTGTGGTACTTAAACCGGTTATTGTTTGTTTATCTGCAGCAGCTCTAGGCTTATCCGCAATTATCTCACCGGACGATCCGGTATGAATTCTGTTACCTTGAACGTATGCAATATTCTTTCCAATCCCAACGTTGAACTTAGTGGCTGATCCTGATGTAGAACGACCAAAGTTAGATCCGTCATTATAATCTTCTCTAATGTCTAGTATAAACGGATTGATTGCATAATTACCTGATTCTTCAAATGTTCTATCGTTTAATTTAGTATTTAATTCAACAACGGGTGCAACATCAAGCGAGTTAAAAGTTGTTATGCCGTTTTCTATTTCTATTAAGGCGATATAATTATCAACTGTTCTAGATCCTATTGCAAGAGGTTCGGCAATTAGTGCAGTTGAGATCTGATATCTATTAGCACCCGGAGCCGCCGTGTTCGGAACACCTTGAGCATTATCGGCTAGTGAAGTATCTGTGGTTGAAGTTATAATACTTTCTGTTATTTGTAATCCAATTCTGAAAGATGGAGTATTTGTGTATTTGCTTAATACTAAATTTTGTTTAGGTACATGTACAAAGCAACCTGAAATAAAATAAACACCTTCTTCAATATTAAATGATGAACCTGATCCAACATGTGTACCGTCATTTAAAGCCGATACTCCATTTGCTGAAGCACCAACATATTCTGTTGTTGATGTAGTAGTTTCACCCATCACCTTACCGTGTCTTACAGTACTTCCATTTGAAGTAACTACTTCTCCGGCTGCGAACTTATCTACATTTTTAGTAGCACCACCTGATGCCATATATTTAATGTATAATGTAATAGGATCATTTGTGTTTGTTGTATGTGCGGGACCCGCACCTGCGGCATAGGCTGCTAATACTTTTGCTTTAACTTGGTTTCCACTATTATCGTGACCAGTTATAGTTGTTCCTACAAATTCAGTTACATATCCGCTTGTTGTATATGAAGCTGCAGAACCTGTTGCTACAGTAGATGCAAATACATCTTCTAATTTTATATAATCATATTGTGCATTAACTTGATGATTAGCTGAAACTACCCTAGAGCCATCTGCAAATGCAAATTGTCCATGTTTATCAATCTGAGCTTGTAATGCAGTTTGCATTTGTGTAAGCTCTCTTGCTTGAACGGCATAACCTGGCCTAAATAAAACTCTATGATAGTTTTTAGTTTCATCATAGTCGTCATAGTAAGGTGCTACCGTATAATTCTTAACTTTCGAAATTGCCATATGTCTTCTCTTCTAAATTTAAATTAGAATTCAATAATTAATTTAATGTCTTCAATTTGTGATGATGATCTGTTAATCGGATCTCTATTCTCTAGGAATATTAATTCTCCACTGTTTTTCTTTACTTCAGGCGCATAGGCCGTGCTGTTTGCTGTATCATCTGAAGCATTACCATACCATGAATCTGCATCGGTTTGATCTAAAGCAACATTTTGTGTGCTATTAGGTAGTGTTGCAGAAATTGAATCCGCCTGTACAAAATTACCATATCCTGTTTTAGAGTTTTGATAGTAATAGAAAACTTTATTAGTAGTATCTATTTGAACTAAATATGCTTTAGCTGAAGAAGAAGATCCAGTAATTAATTGATCCACTTGATATCCTGATAAATTAGCACCAGATGCTAATCTTAAACTTTCTCTTGCTCTTAGAGTTGTTGCTGTTGCAGTAATTTCGGAGCCGGGTGTTTTTGGATTTTTAATTAAAGTAACTTGTCTGAAATCTTGTCCGACTGTTAAATCACCGGTTTCAGATCCTGAAAGTAAAGTATTAATTCCAACATAAAAGGCTCCAAGTTCGGCTATAGGATCTACTCCGTGTCCTTTTTGAGGAGTAATAACTCCTCTTGCAGTTGCTCCAGTTCCACCACCACCAGAAACTACTATATCAGACACGGTATAATCTGTACCTTTATTAGTAACTGTAATTGTGGAAAGAGCATTACTTACCATTACGGCTGTGGCTGCAGCACCGCTTCCATCTCCGGTAATAGTTAGAGTTGGAGTTGTTTCATAACTTGATCCGGCCGTGACCATTTCAATCCTTTCAATACCGGCCGCTTTAGTAGCATTTAAAGAATTAATTTGTGAAGTTTGATTAGCAAAGTTAACATCAGTTGTTGCAAGTCTTCCAAAAGTTAATGTGGTTGTATTAGCTACTGCTCTTGCAGTTGATAAGGTAAGAGTTGTACCAGATATTGCAGATACTGTATCTCCGGCGGTTATTCCAGATCCTGTAACTAGCATTCCTACTTTAATATATTCATTGGCCGCTGTTAATGTAACTACTACATTAGAAGAACTACCATTACCACCAACCGAAGTCGTAGGCATTTGAATGGTTTGAATAGGCATATAAGATACTGTTAAGAATTTTTCTGCATCCGTAACGGTTACTGTCTGCATATATTTCCACTTATATCCATCAGATTCTAATTGAGGATCTGTTTCAATATGAGTCGGTTCTATAGTCGAAGCACCTGAGGCCTGGATACATTTATAGATTTTAAACTCAGAAGAGATTATATAAAATGCTTTATCGTAAATTGTTGCATCGTCTGAATCCCAGGCAATATAAGTTGTACCTGAAGTCCAAGTATGTCTTGGTAGAACATGAGCTATATCAGAAGAAGTTACTTTCTTCATACCTATCATATTCTGATAAGCTTCGCTGATGTCATCGATACGATCGCTGGGGGTGAATGGTGTAGTATCTGTTATGTCACTTGTCGTAGTTGACCAAGCATCAGATTTTCCGATACCTACATATACGCTATTAGATCCAACGTCTTCTTTAAAATTTTGTGCGTTGACTACTCTAAATGGTGTAGTTACTATTGCTGTCATGGTTTATTCCTGGTTTATAATTGTTTTCACGTTATAACTATTTATACTAGTTTTATAGGTGTTTTTTATGATTTTGTCGGAAAAGAAGCTAATTGGATAATTATCCCTAAACTTTTTAGATTCGTAATACGAATTTTCTTTTCTTCCAAAATAATCGTTTAGTTCTATTGTTTTAAATCCAGTAGAATATGGTCCAGCATCTACGTTTGATATATGATTTAACATTATTATTGCTATTTCTTTTACATCCTTAGCTCGGCCTTCACTCGATGTTGGTGAGTTAACACGAACTATTGGATCTTTTACATATCCATTACCGTAATTATTTACTGTAATACCTATAACTTCTCCTTCGGCATCTAGATTTACGGTGGCCGTTGCGGTCACATTAGTACTTAATAAATTACCATCGGCATCAACCGAAGTCGGTGCACCGATAGCTAATACCGGAGCGGTTGTGTATGTTTTATCAGCCTTATTACTTAGATATATATTTTGAACTTTTCCTACATTAGGTGCGGCTGAGACTAGCATATAAGCAGAAGTATATCCAGACATTGAACCTGAAACTGTTACCGTTTCTATAGATCCGTTTGAATCTAATGTAGTTGAAACCACGGCACCGGTTCCGGATGAAGTTTGTACTGTAATTCCACCATTGGCTGTCGTAGGAGCTGTTGTGTATCCCCAACCTTTTTCTAGAATAGTGATACCTTGAATAACTCCACTACCAATATTTGTAGATAGTGTAGCAGATTTATTTATTCTTGTCACAAAGTTAGGTAAGAATGTTGAAGCAAAAGCTTCGACTAGTACCATAAGATCTTCTAAACCAATTACACCTGGTTGTAGGCCCGGCATAGAAGATAATGTTTTTCTATTAGTTCTACCATAAACATCTTTAAACTTATACATTATTCCAGTTAGAGGATTACCATTAGTATCTAGTAAACCTTCTACTTGAATATTTCCATCGCCATCATTAGTAGTCGCATTGGCTCCGGTTCCTACAGTATAGGATGATATTCTATCGTTGTCTCCTAAAGCTGCACGAGTTAATTGTGTTAAAAGTAAAATTTCACCAAAGAATACAAATCCTGCAGGATGAACTAGTCTTTCAAAAGCCGCTGACCAATCAGATAAGTTTCTGCCAGTTCTTATCAAATAAGAAAATTTCTGATAGAATAAAGAATCTTGAATTTTAATATTATCAGATAAAAAACCTTTATGATCTAAATATCTATTTAGTCCAGCATCCCAAGCACCTTCTGAAGGGATAAGAGTTTTATCCCATGGATATTCTACTTCAACACTCTCATTAAATAGTAATCTAAAAAATACCTCTACAGAATCCTGAGATCCTTTTAATTTATAAAAATCTGTTATGTTCTTATATAATGATCTTTTATCTACTGTTAACTTTCTTGGTATAGCGGCCGCTATTTCTTTTTGTATTAATTCTAGATAATCATCTGTAGTCTCATCTATATTCATAGCTTCTTCTATAGAATTAAGAATATAAGAAGGACCCGGCCCTACCCAATATTGTATTGGTGTAGTAAGTGTCGCCGTTTTTTGATTTCTAATAATTGCCGTAGTTCCGGCTCTAGAATTTGCAGTGATTGTTACGGTTGGTGGATTCGCGATAGTATATCCTGAACCCGCATTTGTAATAGTAACTACAACACCACCCCAATATTTATTATTATCTAGTGCTGAATATAGTGTTGCTGTTGCTGTTGCTGTTGTACCAGAACCAGGAGCTGAGATTGCAATCGTAGGAAGTGCAGAAAAATCTACATCTCCATCCTGTGGATATCCAAATCCAAATTCACCGGTTAATCCAGTAATTGTTCCGCTTGTCGAAACTTCTGAATCAGTTAAAGTAACCGCGGGAGATAATGTTGCGGATCTATATAATACATTACTAAGGCCAGACACAGTTAAAGTTTTACCTATTTCACTTGTAGAATTCTTCAAAGACCCAGGAAGTTCATTACCATTAGTTATTGAAACATTAGTACTACTTAAAGGAATAGTATCTAGTTTATTTCCTGTACTAGGATTTATGGTATCTAGTGCAATTACTAAAGTAGAATCTGCCCCAGTCTCATCGGTAAAGAAAGTATTGTTTTCATTCTTAGGATCTGAAATCCTATAAACTGCCTTATTAGAAAGAATTGCATCGGTGTGAATTTCGTTTTCTGAATATAGGAATTCATCCATATTCATAAACTTATAATAATTTTCTAGAAGTTGTTTTATTCCAGTCGTACCAGAATTTTGTAATATTTCTGAAGGTATCAGTTGATCTAAACGAATATCTTCTTTAGTCTTTCTCGTTAAAGACGCGACTGATTCCGTATAATTAGGATTAGAAGAATTTGATCCGTATCCAGCCATTATCTTACCTTAATCTCGATGTAGTTGTATAGTCTATAGTACCACTTGATCCAGATAATGCTATAGTATCTTCTTCTGCAGTCATAGTAGTCCTAGAGGTATCAATCTTTAATAGTTGATCTCTCTTAGGAGCAATGTCTAAAGAATCCGGCGTTACTGTAATTCGTATGGAGGTTAAATTGTCTGGTTTATAATTGTTTATTGTAAGTGTTCCGGCTGTAGGTTCAATAGTTCCAGCATCATCGATGACTGTAATATTGGCTCCGGACACAATCTTATACACATATATTTGTCTAGTTGTTTTTCCGGTTATCACTTTATCTGCAAAATAATAAGTCTCAGTTCCAACTGTATATCCAGTAGAACTTATAACCGAAGAGGTAGTTCCGGAAGGAACAAACAAAGGTCCGGCAAAAGTTAATGTATGATTACTATTAGTAGTTGTACTAGTAGGAGTTATGTTTTGATATAAATAAGGTCTTACCGTTGAGTTAAGAATAGAAGGATCTGATGCATCGACAGCTTTTGTTATAGCTGAATGTCTAAATACACCATCAAATTTGTTTAGATTATTTAAATCGAAGTCATCTATTGTGTCCGACACAACGGCTTTTAATTCTATCGCTGTTCTATCTGTTAAGTTAGGATTAAATTTAAACGATACATCTAATTCTAAATATGTAAAATTAGGATCTACAATAATAGGAGTGATTGATACTACATTTTTTCCTTTTAATACTGTACCTGTAATTTGTGTTTTTTCTGCTGTGGTTAGAGTGTCTGCGGTGTTAGGTTTAATACATACAAATATCTTTCCGTAATCAGGAACAGCTTGATCTTCGCCACCCCATGTAGATATTGCAGAAATATTAGAAAATTCTCTTTGAATGATAGCACGATAATCATCTGAGGTTACCGCTCTGTTTTGTGTTGTAAATGTTAAAGGAGCATTATATCTTATTGACTCGAGTGATTCTTGATCAACTCCACCTGTGGCTTTAGTAATAGTCGTTACCGCTATAGCGCTCATTCCACCTATATTACCTTCGGAAGAAAATACAGAAGCTCCATTAGAATCATCACCACTAGAATAAACATAATCTAAAGTTACAATATTATTATTTTCTGGTTTAGTTCCGGTGACACCGTCTCCAAAATATATTTCATAATAACCATTTGAATTTTCTTGAAGATGATATATCTGTGAAGATGAAGTTACATTTAATAATGTTGTAAACTTACTGAAAATATCATAAGATGTAGATTCTTCGTTCGCCTGTACGCGCACGCGTAGGCTCGAGGTGTCCGCATTTATATGTGATAGCTGATGCTTTTGATTTGATAGGTCGTTATCCACTCTATATTTAATAGAATTATAAGTACCTTCTGCAATTCCTACATTATCAAAGGTAAAAGTACTTCCTGAAATACCGGCTGTCTGTGTTTCTAGAGTTACGAATTGAAAACTTTCTCCTTCAACAGTACTAAGGAATTTTGATCCTCTTGGTAATTGTAAAGAAGTTGTCGTTGTATCCGTAGCAGGCCGAGTCACAACAATTTTAATTAAAGCTCTCGGAGATAACTGTGATCTAGGAACATAACCTAACATTCTAGCTCTCGAGACTGCATTACCTCTTATTTGAGCCGAGTCTAAGAATGCTTCATTAAGAGCTAGATGAGCAGCCATAGCATTGTAATGTGTATTATATGCTAAAACATCCAATAATACATTTAGTCCAGATCCATCAAAATCATAATCATTAAAAACAGTCTGTTGTTTTAAATAATTCTTTAAATTCTTTTTTATATCTGGAAAATCTAATTCTGTTATTTTTAAATTTGTTGCCATAACTTTACCTTAATCTTTGTAATGCAATACTTACACTGCTATTAAAACCTATTTCTTTTATTTTAAAAAATATAGTAATATCCCAATGGTTATTATCACTATTATCTTTGATGTCTATGTTTTGCAAACTTACTCTCGGTTCATAGAGGCCTACTACATCTCTTATAGAATCTTTTAATTCACGGGCAGTAGTTGATGTTGCTGGTTCGAATAAAAGAGCTCTTAAATTACCGGCTATAAACGGCTGAAACGGTCTCTCATAAATATTAGTTAATATTAAATTTTTAATTGCATTTTTTATTGCTACATCATCTCTAAGAGGAATAATATCTTTCCGAATTGGATGAATGAGCATAGCTAAATCTAAATCAGCCCAATGCTTTTTTCTCGTAACAATTGTTACTGCCGAAGCTTGTCCTGATTTGTCGCTTAAGTTTGCCATACTAGTATTTATATCGTTTTACACCATGAAATTGTTAAATGGCGTTTAAATCTACAATTGTGATATTATCTCCTACTGTTAATGCATCATCTAAAGTAATAGTATCACCTTCTGAGTTTGTACTATAATCTGTAATTTCTATAGGATTAACACCTGTCTCAAAAGCTACATTAGCAATTGTTCTGAATATTTTTATATCGGCTGATAAATTAAGAAGAACTAAGGTAACATCATAATCTAAAATATTACCATTTTCGTCTACACCAGTAATTACCGTCTGACCTGCAGTTGCTGTATATCTAAAATATCCTTCGGTTGAAACCGTGTCGCTAGTATCATTTGGAAGAACTGAAGTATATGTATTAGGTGTTTGAGTAATTCCTTCTGCAAAAGCTAAATTTAAGGCGGTCGGAAATCCTACGAGCTTCAAAAAATCACAAAACGTAAATGTAATCCACTGAGTTATTGCGCCTAATCCAATCATATTCAAAAACTTAGCTACTGTTTCTAGCCACTTCTTCATTAGATATGTTTGATAATTTTCTTTAAACTCAGCCATTTCTTCCTTTAATCTATTTATCTTAAATTCTGCAGAATCAACCGCTTCGTCCCATGTACCTCCGATAAGATCTATTATTTTAAATCCAAACAGCTGTAAGTCTTCTATACCACTTATTATTCCTAAGTTTAATTCTTCCTTTAATTTATCTTTAGCCGCCTGTGAAGGATCATCCCCTAGAGCCGCAAGAGCATCATTGTATTTTTGTTTTTCTTTATCTACTGCTTCTTTAACTAGCGCATCAACATCCGGAATAGGAACATAATCAGAAAAGGAAGGAAGATTTAATAGGTCCCATATAGTATCAAAGACACCTATAACTGCAGAAAAACCTCCCGACATTAAAGCATTCATTAGCCTTATACATTCAGATTTAATATAGGCTAATACTTGCTCTGCCTTATATTCATTACTTTCAAGTCCAAACTCTCCACCGAAAGATTTGTAATCATCCGGAAGCAATTGCCAAATTTTATCGACATCATCCTTAATAGCAACCTTTACCGAAGAAGGATCCTTAATGAATTCGATTAAATCAATCTGAATTCCTAGGACCGTGACGTTAAAACTAATAGGTATTACTGTAGCTATTAGTTCTAGAATAGATTTTT